AACCGGGGGCAGTCTTCTTCTTACCACCAGCTTTGACTTGACCTTTACATACCTTAACACCGTAGGCGTTAGCGTATGCAGATGGGTATACTTTGAATTTTCTTTTTGCAGCTGCTTTACCGCGTGGACATAACTTACCCATTATTTCTTTTTACCTCCATGCTTGCAGCCACACTTAGATCCTTTCTTGTGTGCCATTAGACTTTAGGGAATTGTTCTTTATACAAAGCCTGAGCATCCTGATGCTTACCCTGTTTAGTAAGCTTCTTGATACTCTTTAAAACATCTGATTTAGCCTGTTGACTTGCTGACTTACCCATAGCGAGCTTAGTATTTTGCTCATCAAAGGGGCGTATCTTTTTTGTCTTTGCCATTATGCTTGACCTTTTTTATTTTTCATCATTTTCTTAAGTCTTCTCTGCTCCTCGATAGCTTCATCTAGTTTCTGACCACCAGTAAAGTCATCTGACTTGAGCCGCTTTTGTAGATTCTTAAGATTTCTTGGAGTGATATTCATAGCAACTTTGTTGCCTTTTCTTTTGCGGACTGAGCCGTCCTCGGCGTATGTCATTGCCATCTTAGCATTTCCATCTGCGTAAGGCAAGAGCCTTTCTTGTAGGCTTGCCGTTTGGTTTTTTCATTGGGCCTTTCACGCCAGACATGCGGGCACAGAAAGACCTTTTTCTAGCCCCTCCTCCGGGCTGAGGTGCTTTGAGATTAGAGCCAGTGGCACGATTGTACTTGGCTCTACCTTTAGCTGTTAGACCGCCTTTACGGCTCTTCTCACCTCTTCCTAGAGATAGGCTTACTCCCTTTTTTCTTGCCATTGTTTCTTAATTTTGCGAAGTCGGCTCCTGTGATCTTGTTGCGAGGTGGTGCAACACGTGCGATCTTTTTCTGGCCGGAGCTGTAGCCGCCTTTACCTTTTGGCATTACCAAATACCGGGTATGATTTGTCCTGTCCAAGCATAGTTAAGGAGAGCTGCGACTATGCCTATCATAGCTAGTCTTCCGTTAAGCTCCTCTGCTGGATGCCATTTTTGATTTTCGTGGTTGTGGTGTGTCATAATTAAACTGGGCCTTTGTTGTCGTTTTTGAAGTAGTCGTAGGGGCTCCCACCCTTGCCTTTCAACTTCTTCTGTAATTTTTTTAATTTCTTTTTTGGGATGGGTGTTAGATCATATGGTTCTGCCATTATTTTTTACCTAGTCTCTTCTTGAGAGCTTCTTTCATAGCTGGTGTCATTCTCTTACCGCTATCTTTCATAGGTGTAGATCTAGTCTTACGCTTAGGGGCTGGGCCCATTTTGCTTTTACCTTTTTTTAATCCGTAATGTCCGGGCATAGTTAGAACTCCAAATTTGATCTGTCTAATTTTTCGACTACGTCGTTTCTGTAAGCTGGGTCTGAGTCATAGCGTGGATCGGCCATAGCTCTAACTAATTCAGCTTGACTGCGGAATACGTCACCGCTTTGTACTGGTGCTTTACCTGTAATCATTCTACCTTCTGTTCCGTTTGCTTTGTCGTACTCTGCTTTAAGTCCAGAGACTGCTAGCTTGATAGCTGATATGCTACCAGTATTGACAACTTCGTCAAAGGCTTCGATAGAACCATTATCTAAGCTAGTTTTTGCCCAGTTGATGACGTTAGCGTATTGCTTGTCGCCACCCACTGTGCCTTTTATTTCATTTATCTGGTCTTGTGTAATCTCATTGACTTGAACATCTGAGGTTTGAGGGTTGTTGCCATTCATCTCTATGTATGCAGATATGAGATCAGCACTAGACATTTCTGAGAACTTAGCCAAGGTTTCATCAGATAGTTTATTACCATTTTTATAGTATTCTTCCTGTGCAGAGGTGATTAGAGAAGCCCCTTCAGATATCTGGGGCTCTTCTACTGGTTCTTTAGCACTGGCCTGCTCTGTGTCCTCTTGCTTTTGTTCTCCTAATTTTTTCTGCAACTCTATATAAGCTTTCTCCAGCTCTGTCGCATCTTTATATTTACCAGCCAGTAACTGTTCTTGATCTTGTTGTAGCTTCTCACCAACAGCAAGGCTCTCTTGCTCTTCTGGTGTTAAGCTACTCTCTAAGGTTTCAGTATTTGTTTCTGGTTGGTATGATAATGTTTCTGCCATTAGTCAGTTGGTGATGGTTGTGGTGGTTGGAACTGTTGTAGCACTGCTTGTGCTTGCTCTGCTACCTGTGGATTCTTTTGTGGATCCATTAGTGGAGTGCCTGCAAGCTGTCCGGCCTGATCTACGACTGACTGATTAGTTCTTTCTGCAATCGCTGCTTGTTTCATTTGTTCTAGCTGCTCTGGTGTGCGTACAAGATTCAGTACGTCTATACCTTGTGCGGCTGCTAGTCGCTTGATTGCTTCACTAGGATCAATGAATTTCATCAAAGCTTCTGGCCCAAGTGTTTGTGCAACTGTTCCTATAAATCTAGTCAAGGATTCATTATCTTGTCCTCTACCTAGACTATTGATACCAGCTACTATCTTAGGTCTGACGACATCTTTAGGTAGTCTTGGTATCTGGTTTGATCTCTGTAGTATTAACAAAGTTCTATTGAGGTAGGGTACTAAGAACTCTACCGTTAACAAGCTGAACAGTCCACCAAGGGATTGCTCTAGCTCTAGCTGTGTGAGGCGTACCTCTTCAGCTGTGACTCGTTCTGCGTTCCTGACATTTAAAACCAAGAAGGCTTCGAGTATTCTTCTTTCTATAGTTGCTGACATATTTGCAGCTGTAGCAAAGTCTGCTGTCTTACCGACTTGCACGACTCCTACGTCTTCTGGTCTACCCTGTATGATAGCTCCGTTACCAGCTTTGGCAAGCGTCCCGGGCTTGGTTGTCGCAGATGGTGAGACAAGAAAGACAACTTTACTTGCCACACTTGCACCTTCCACCAGAGATTGAGATAATCCTTCGAGACTTCTTAGGTCTCCAATAAACTCCTCTACTCTACCACGTCCGTAGTCTTCTCCGTCTACTGTATTGAATCGAAGCACTAACCATGGTGAGGCGTTCTTTGGTGCTGTGCTTTGGCTACCTTCTAGGATCATTCCATCCACTTCTTGATGCCATCTCCAGCTACCGCTACTCTCATCCATCTTAACACAGGTGTATACCTCCGCGTCGTCTTCATCTACACCATATTCGCCGTTTGGCGTTTCAGTAGGAGGGGGTGCAATCCCTAATATTTTTCTACTGACTAATTCTTTAGTGACAATCTCTATCACATTACCATTACCATCTCTTTCTACAACGTATCTGTTCAACGGATAGTGTTTTAATCCAGTCTTGCTCATGAATATAAGAGCATTACCAGATACAATAAGATGCTTCAAAGCTTGGTGCACAACAACACGATCACTTGATGCAGCAATGTAGTCCATTATCAATCTCTCAATTTTTGAGAAGGATAGGTCTAACTCACTACGCATTTGAGGGTCTAGTGTCTGGCCTAGCTTATCGTCTCTTACCTGTAGCTTGAAGAAAGCCGTCTGTGGAGGTAACATAGCTAACATAAGTTTTGCAGCTAAGGTTACAACAGCCTTGGCTCCTACGCTTTGGTAGGGCTGGAGTAGAGTTCGTTTGCCTCTGGCATCATCGTCTCGTCTAACGAGATATGGTAAGGTAAGTTCAGAGCACTCAACAGCTGTGTCTAAGAACTGAGTTCTACCTGACGACAGTGTTGAGTATCTTTCTCTTGCCTTGTACATTATGGAGTACCTGTATTAATATTCTGCCCACCTGTGCCTGTGCCTGTGTTGAGATTAATCTTCAAGGCATCTGTACCCATTCTTGTGGCAGCTTGTTTAGTTTTTTGATTTCCTGTTCCAGAACCGTATTCTACATCTGTGATATCCTCTGGATCTATCAACTCTTTCTTAGCTGGTAGCTTAGACTTTGCTAATACATCAGGATTCCTAGGTTGAATAGGAGGTGGTGGATTCTTCATAGGTTCTGGTGCTGGGGGGTTACACATTATCTTCCTTTAAAATAGATTTTACATATTGTACCACTTCCCACTGTCCGGAGCGATACATAATGGAGGCTAAATCCTCCTTGGGGTGGACAGGATGCCAAGCGAACTTGGATTCCAAATCCTCTACTAGCTTCTCTAGTTTCTCTGAATGGAAACTAAGCGTATTGAGGGAGGTTGGTATTTGCATGTTCAAAGAACGCTGGCATGCGAGCTGCTTTTGTGTCGGAAAGCTGTGGTGCTTTACCTTCATACATCAGCCGGTCGCTCGCATCCAGCCAGAATGTTTTGTCTAAATGTTTGTCCGGTGAAGTTTTTAGGGGTTGTAGTACCCAAGATATAGTTGCCTTCCTAAGCTTATCCAAAGAATTGCTAGGAACAAGAC